ATGGAAGAAGCTCGATTTCCTAAGTTTCTTGATGACTATTGTATACATTTTCAGATTAACTTTTTTGCTTTACGCTTGCCTTGTGTGTTTTGTGCTAATATACTTAATGCTCAGGAGCTTGCTGGCTTTTATATGAAAAAATTAAGCTTGATTTATAAACATAATTCTGTTTTTGCTTGCTGCTCTAAGTGTTTGGTGTTGTCTGCAAAATACGAACGAGAAAACTTTTTTCAATGTATGGTTACCAGTTCTGCTATTGAATATCTGACTAAAAAGGTTTTAAAAGATATCTGTATTAGATGTTTGTATTGTTTAACTCTGCTTGATCTTGCTGAAAAGATTGATATCAAACACAAAGAGATTCCATACTGTTTGGTAAGAGGTCATTGGCGTGGGCCTTGTCGCAACTGTATTTATAAAGAATGATTGGAGACAGACCTACAGTTGGTGATATTAGTTTAAATTTGGAAGAGCTTGTATTGCCTGATAATCTTTTGTGTAACGAATCATTGTCACCGGATTCGGAACCGGAGGAGGAGCAAGATTTGTACCGCATCGACACCTGTTGCAAGCTTTGTAATTGTCGCATACGTGTTGTAGTATTTGCTACTGGGTCAGCAATAGCTTTGTTTGAGCAGCTATTGTTCGGTCAGCTTTCGTTTTTGTGTCCTCGCTGTTCAAGGGCGACATCGCAACATGGGAGAACCTCCTAAAGGTACAGAAAATATAAACATAAGTGGAGATTGGTATTTGGTGCATGAAGCAGATTGTGTGGATGACTTGAATGCTTTGGATGACTTATTTGAAAACAGTACAGATGGTTCGGGGATTTCCAATTTAATAGATGATGATATTGCAAGTAATTCAGAGGAACAGGTGAACTCCCTGGTTTTGTACAACACTCAAGTAGCAGATGAATGTGACTTTGCTATACAGACTCTAAAACGAAAGTTTATTAAAAGCCCACAGCCGAGTGTTGCAGAGCTCAGTCCAAAACTACAGGCTGTCTGTATAACACCAAAAAAGAACAGCAGCAAACGGAGATTACAGTTTGAGGACAGTGGAGTAGTGGACGATGAAGCTGAAAGTTCTTTTGAAAAGGTAGATGAAGATACTTTAGAGACTGTAGACACTGTAGAGCATGTGGCAAAAGATGGCGAGTGTCAAAACTTGGAACTGTTGCAAACAGCCTCTAGAAAAAATATACTGCTTGCTAAATTCAAAGACATGTTTTGTGTTAGCTTTGCAGAATTAACTAGATCATTTAAAAGCGATAAATCATGTACTGTAAATTGGGTTTTGTATGTCTATAATGCTGCAGACGAAGTTATTCAGGGTTCTAAAATTGTGTTACAACAGCATTGCGAATTTTTTCAATTAATAACTGCTGGATTTTGTGGGCTATATTTACTGCAATTTAAAAGTGGTAAAAATAGAGAAACTGTGCATAAATTATTTTGTAATGTTTTAAATGTGTCTGATATCCAACTGCTAAGTGATCCCCCTAGAAATAGAAGTGTAGCAGCAGCATTATATTTTTATAAAAAATCAATAGCTAATGCTTCTTATATGTTTGGTCACTTTCCAGAATGGGTAACAAAATTAACAGTGGTAAGCCATCAATCAGCTAACGCAGCTGAAAATTTTAAGTTGTCAGATATGATTCAATGGGCTTATGATAATGAAATATATGATGAGCCAGAAATAGCCTATAAATATGCATTATTAGCAGAAACAGACTCTAATGCAGCAGCGTTTTTGAACAGTAACAATCAGGTAAGATTTGTTAGAGATTGTTCACAAATGGTAAAACTGTATAAAAGGCAAGAGTTAAAAGAAATGACTGTACCAGAATGGATTGAAAAGTGTTGTGATAGATGTAAAGCAGAATCTAGTTGGAAACCTATTGCGTTATTCATGAAACATCAAAATATTCCTTTTGTGCACTTTCTAATAACGATGAAAACCTGGTTGAAAGGATTACCAAAAAAGAACACTCTAGTACTACATGGTGATCCAGATACTGGAAAATCATATTTTGCCTTTTCGTTTTTGCATTTTGTATTAGGTAAAGTTATAACATACGTAAATAAAACAAGTCCATTTTGGCTAATGCCTTTAATGGAAACCAAATTCGGTCTTATGGATGATGCTACGTATGGAGCTTGGTTATATATAGATCAAAATATGAGAAATGCATTAGATGGTAATCCAATGTGTTTAGATGCTAAACATAGAGCTCCAACACAGCTAAAATTACCAAGAATGCTTATAACCACAAATATAAATGTTTTAAAAGAGCAATCCTTGCTATATTTACATAGCAGAGTGCTATGTCTAGAATTTCCAAACAAGATGCCATTTACCTCTGATGGCTCACCATTATTTGAAATAACTGATGCTACCTGGAAATGTTTTTTTAGAAAGTTTGGTGAACAATTAGATTTGACAACTACTGACGAAGAGGGAGATGGAGACGCGGGAGACGTTGACCGCCCGTTTCGATGCACTGCAAGATCAGATAATGAATCTTTATGAGCAGGGACCAACTGACTTGCAATCACAAATATTACATTGGGACCTTGAAAGAAAATCAAATGTTATTTTATATTATGCTCGTCAGGAAGGATATTTAAGATTAGGATTGCAACCAACTCCTACATTGCAAGTGTCAGAGTATAGAGCAAAAGAAGCAATACATATGGGCATTTTATTAAAAAGTCTAGCTAAATCACCTTTTGCAAAAGAAAGATGGACCTTGACAGATACTAGCTCACAACTGCTATTAACAGAACCTAGAAATTGTTTTAAAAAAGGACCATTTCAAGTTGAAGTATTATTTGACAATGATGAACACAATATGTTTCCTTATCCTAACTGGGACTTTATATACTATCAAGATGCAGATGATAATTGGCATAAAACACAGGGAAGAGTTGATTATAATGGCTTATTTTTTGAGGAACCAAATGGGGACAGAACATACTTTAAACTATTTGAAAAAGATGCAGCGACATACGGACGATCAGGACAATGGACTGTGAGATATAAAACAAACGTTATTTCTGCTCCTGTTACTAGTTCCTCAAGGGCCTATTCCGGGACGGAAGCCGGGGGCTCCACCGTCGACACCGAGACCACCGAGGAAGTCGACAGTTCGCATCTCAGATCTCCAACTAACACCCAATCCGAATCTCCTTCCACGACAACTGTTTCCACTACACGAAGACGACGAAGATCCGGAGAAGGAAAATCAGCCCCCAACAAACGAAGAAGAGCTGCCGCAGGTTCAACCGTCCTCGGAGCTGCACCGTCTCCTGAACAAGTGGGACGAACTCATCGATCAGTTGCTCCACATAATCTCACAAGACTTGCAAGGCTTCAAGAGGAAGCTCGGGATCCCCCAGTAATAATTGTAAAAGGTGGTTCTAATGCTTTAAAATGTTGGAGGAGACGCTTTAGTTTAAAATTTGGTCATCTGTATCTTGATAGTACTACAGTCTTTAGTTGGGTTAGGAATCATGAAACTAGAAAGCAAAGTAGTAGAATATTAGTAGCATTCAGAAATACAGAGCAAAGAGCTAGTTTTCTTAGTACTGTGTCTTTACCTAAATCATGTTCTGTATCATTTGGTAATTTAAATACGTTATAGTAAACAATGTATAAGGTTAGAAGAAAACGTGCTGCCCCTGAAGATCTGTATAAAACATGTGCTACTGGTGATTGCCCTGAAGATGTAAGAAATAAAATAGAGCAGAACACTTTGGCTGATCGATTATTGAAATGGTTCAGCAGTATACTATATTTTGGAGGTCTTGGAATTGGTACCGGTAGGGGTACCGGTGGTAGTTTGGGCTACAGACCTATTAATACACCAACGCGTCAAGGTGCTGCAGGTGTTATACCTTTGAGACCCACAATACCTATAGAATCGTTAGGTCCACAGGAATTTATACCTATTGATACAATTCAGCCTACTGCATCATCAGTAATACCTGAAATAACTGTTGTGGATCCAGCTATAGTAGACATAGGCAGACCTACAGACACATTAGGAGCTGGAGAAATAGATGTACTTCCAGATTCTATTTCTGAAACAACAAATACTAGTGGACATCCCATAATAACAACAGCATCTGACACTTCTGCTGCAGTTTTAGAGGTCCAACCTATACAACCCCCAATTAAAGCAGCAATAGATCCTGCATTTACTGGTGACTCCTCACATATAAACATAGTAACAGCTACTGTACATCCTGAACCCAATATTAATATATTTGTGAATAATGCTTTTGGTGGTGAAACTGTAGGATATGAGGAAATTCCCTTAGAAGACTTTAATAATATATCTCAGTTCACTATTGAAGAAGACCCTTTAACAAGCACACCTACAGACAGGTTAAATAGGCTTGCTACTGAAGCAAGACGCTTTTATAATAGATTTACACAGCAAGTGCCTGTACAACACCCAGAGTTTTTAGGTCAAGTTTCCCGCCTCGCACAGTTTGAATATACAAATCCCGCCTTCGACCCTGATGTCACCGTCGCTTTTGAGCGGGACCTAGAGGCAATTGAATCAGCGCCAGTACCAGAGTTTCAGGATATCCGCATATTATCTAGGCCCTACTTTGCTGAGACAGCAGACAGGGCGGTGCGAGTGAGTCGCCTTGGAACACGAAGTTCAATGATTACCAGAAGTGGTCTAAAGTTAGGACAGCCAGTACATTTTTATTTTGACATTAGCCCCATTGCTTCTGTACCTTCCGTAGAAGCTATTGAAATGCAGACAATACCTGAATTAACAGGTACTAACATCATGGTTAATGCTCAAGGAGAAAGTAGTTTTATAACTCCAGAAACTATAAATGTAGCAGAACAGTTGTTTGATGAAACTGATTTAGTTGATCCACTAACAGAAAACTTTAATAATGCACATTTGGTATTTAGCACTTCAGAGGAGAATGAGACTATAACTTTACCAAGTTTTAAACCAAGCTCTGTAAAGTTCACTTTTGGCACAGATTATGGAGTAAACATTTTCAATGCTCAATCATCAGCTACTGTTGTTGTAGTTCCAAGCAATGCTTCCTCTAAGCCTATATCAGTTTCAGGCTTTTCTGGTATAGATTATATATTAGACCCTGCATTTTTACCAAAGAAAAAAAGAAAGGTAGATTTATTGGACTTTTAATGTTTTTCAGATGTCCTTTTGGATGAAAGATTCTGGAAATTATTATCTACCTCCTGCCAAGCCAATAGCAAAAGTTTTAAACACGGATGAGTATGTTACAACCACCAACATTTATTTTACAGCTGCAACTGAGAGGCTGTTAACTGTGGGCAATCCATATTTTCCAGTAAAACAAGATGAAGAAGTACAAGTACCTAAAGTATCTGGAAATCAGTACAGAGTATTTAAATTGAAACTTCCAAACCCTAATCAATTTGCATTAATTGATCAAAGTATTTTTAATCCTGCAAGGGAGCGTTTAGTTTGGAAGTTAAAGGGGGTTGAAGTAAATAGAGGTGGTCCTCTTGGAGTTGGAAGTACAGGTCATCCATTTTTTAATAAAGGTACAGACACAGAAAATATGGCTGTATATCAGCCTAAAAATGGGGAAGATAATAGAATGAATATTTCTGTTGATCCTAAACTTACTCAGTTATTTATTATAGGATGCTTACCTGCCCAAGGACAACATTGGGACAAAGCTAAATTTTGTCCAAATCATAGGGATCAACAAGGAGAATGTCCTCCATTAGAACTAGTGACCACAGTTATCCAGGATGGGGACATGATGGATATTGGGTTTGGCAACATGAATAATAAGACATTGCTTGAAGATAGAGCTTGTGTTCCATTAGATATTGTTAATGAAATTACAAAATGGCCAGATTTCATAAAAATGTCTCAAGACATTTATGGAGACAGAATGTTTTTTTTTGGACGAAAAGAGCAGGTATTTGCTAGACATTTGCTTAATAGAGCCAGCAATGTTGGGGACACTATACCTATGGAGAATAACGAATATTATTTAAACCCTAGTTCTAGTAATAACCCGGCACAAAAAGATATTTCCTCCAGTATATATGTTACTACACCCAGTGGTTCTTTGAACTCATCTGATGGTCAGTTATTTAATAAACCATTTTGGTTACAACAGGCTCAGGGAAGTAATAATGGTATTGCTTGGAATAATTATTTATTTATAACCATTGGAGATAACACCAGAAATACAAACCTAAACATTTCAGTATATAAAGAAGGAAATGGATATCCTAATTCTTCTTACACTTATAAAGCAGACGATTTCAGAATATATACAAGGCACGTTGAAGAATATGAAATATCTATTGTAATGCAATTGTGTAAAGTGGCTTTAGATCCTGATATATTAGCACACTTAAATGTTATGGATCCTACAATACTAGAAAATTGGAAATTAGCGTTTGTACCTCCTCCTCCAACAGGAATAGAAGATGAGTACAGATACTTAGAAAATATGGCCACACGTTGCCCTTTACCAGATGATAAACAAGAGGAGAAGGATCCTTTCAAAGATATGAATTTTTGGGAAGTAGACTTTACAGAAAAATTTACTTCTGAGCTAAGTCAATCGTCTCTTGGTAGACGGTTTTTATTTCAGTCGGGTTATTTAACTGGAAAACGACCCAGAACAGATATTACTGCTACAGGATCTAAGGCCACTAGAAAGGTGACTGTGAATCGCCCTACAAAACGCAGAAGGGTTAGGTAAAACTGTGAAATATTAATGTTTACAATTGTAAACTTTATACTGTGAATATTAACTGTGAAATATGTTGAGCTGCTGCTGTATCAATAAATGTGCTGATATGTAATTTCTGACTCGTGGTGCAAATATTTTCTTACCGCGCCCGGCAATTATTTGGAGCCCTCTCCTGTGCCAAACATCATTCCAGTTTTTATCATCGATCACTGAGGACAACATTGGCTCTAGGAAACATAACACCGTTTCTGGTAAATATTATTTTTGGCGCCAAAGGCAATTTAACACCGTAACTGGTATACATTCTTTCCAGGTAAGTGCAGGTTCAAACAAAAGCCATCTTGGCACCGACCGTTTTCGTTTTTGGCTGCGCGCCTTTGTACCGGGAGTGGTGCTGCAATTGTTTTGTTGGTGATTGTTGCCAACTATCATCATCCTATTAAAAAAAACATAACCGGGAGAGGTACATATATAAGCTCAGCAAAAGTTAGATTTAGAATTCTTTTTC